TCTCTTCCTTGCTGTTACCGCCCACGAGGTCACGAAGAATGGGGACGATATTGTCGCCCTGCTCTGCCATGCGCTGAGCCATGTAGGTCTGGAGAGAGGCGTGATGACGCTCTTGCTCCAGGAGGGCAAAGGCTCTTTCCCTCTCCTGGCGCTCCTCCAGGAGGCGGGCCTCCCACTCCTCATCCTTCTTCTGGATGAGGTCGCGGAGTTCCATCTCTTCCTCTTCTTTTTTCTTCGCCACCCTGGCGGCATCCCGTTGGGTCTTGGCCTCCGCGGCCTGCCGGTCCTCCTCAGCCTTGCGGAACTGGGCCAGTTCATTTTCCAGGCCGTCCGCACGGGTCTGCTCTGCCAGCACCCGAGCACGCTCTTCCTGGCGGATGCGCTCGACATCCTCCTGGGTAAACGCCTGGGGCGGCTCTTCACTAGTGCGTTGGTTCCGATTGCCGCTGGTGGCCGGCGGCGGGGTGACCGGGACCGTGATGGTGTTGGGGTCAGGCGCGGGTGGATCGCCTTCAGGGGGCGCTGCGTTGGGGTCAGGTTCAACCGCGGTCACGATTCATCCTCCTCTGGGAGTCGTCGTTGGGGGATCGTGGTGCCATGGGCCAAGGTCACGATCCGTTGGTACATCTTCGCCACGTCGGCGTTGTCTTTGAGGTCTAGACCAGGAGCCTGGGCGATCTTGGCGGCGGGAGCGGTGTTCACCTGGGGACCGCCGGCTGACTTGACACCACCGTTGCCGTTGCCCTTGCCACTGTTCCCCTGGGCGCTGGCCGGCGGGGGCGGCATGGGCTGAGGGCCTTCGGGGCTGACCATACCGGTCATGTTGGTGATGAGGGAGGCCACCTGGGCGCGCAGCATCTCCAGAGCAGCCTGTTGCTCCGCGTCGGCAACAAGCTCCTTGAAGAGTTCCTCCAGCTTCTCGTCGGGGAACTCCTCCCCCAGTTCCTCCAGGGCACCACGCTTGGACTCCAGACCCAGGGCCATCTTGACCTGTAGCTCGTTGAGCAGCACCAGCTTGTCCACCGGCAGCGGGGGCTGGAAGTGACAGGTGTTCTCGTAGCTCACCGGGTCCATGGGGTCCAGCATCGGAAGCGAGTCATCCCGCATGGGTGGGTCGAAGGTGTCGTTCCAGGTGAGGGTCTCAGGCTCCTTCATGAACATGGTCTTCAGCGCCAACCGGTTGATCTCTGCGATGCCCTCCCCGTACTGGGTGGACTTCAGCTTGAAGCGATTCATCAACGGCTGGTACTGGATCGCCAGGGCCACGCCTGAGGTGTTGGAGATCGCTTGCTCCTCCCCAAGGGCCGTTTTAGGCACCCCGGTCATTTCGTGCATGGCGCTCTTGAGCACCTCTAGCAGCTTGATGGCCTGCTCGATGCCCCTTGGGTCGAAGAGCAAGTTCTCGACACGCGCATCCTTGTTCGGCACGCTCCACGTCTGATGTGTGCCCTTCTCCAGGTTGCTTGCTCTTGCCCCTATGACCACGGTTACCGGAGCGGCATGGTAGTTGACGATGTCGGCTATATCCGTAGCCGTTTCGTTGTACTGCCGGTTGAGCGGTGTGATGTCCTGTATGTCGGGCATGCCCCAGGGGGACGAGGCTATCGGCATGTTGCTGATGTGAACGATAGGGATCTCACCCAGAGGGTTCTCCCTAGCGTCGATGAGTTCGTCATTGACGTACTCTTCGATCTGCTCTTCGGTCAATAGCTCCGTGTACGTGAAAACTTGACGGGTTCCCTCACTAGTTGTCCCCCAAAATCTGTACTTCAACTTAAAACGGATCAGGCGCTTCCTATCATGGGGATGCCATTCTGGAAATGCGAACGCGCTATTTAGAGGGAGGATGCGGACCCGTCCAGGGTGCGGCATTCCGGACGGGTCCACCCAGGGTTCTTCGTAAGCCACTTTGACGAAGCAGTCGCCAGTGACCGACCCCATACTCCCCATCTCCCAGAGCAAGGAATCCTTCTTGTTGTCCTTCTCCCAGATCCTCTGTAACCGCGTAGGTACAATGGCTGACGTAGCGTCAGGGGAGCGGAAAGACACGCCCTTACCGAAGACAAAGTTGGTCGTAAAATCGCTCAGAGCACGTACCCAGTTAAACGTAAGCTGTGGATCACCAAGGTCTGGGCGTTGCGCCCAGTGGTATCCCAGATAGAAGGCCCAGTTCATGGCATAACGATTGAGCCTGGGGCCATGCACCTCAAACTCTTCGTCAGCTAGCTCAACCAGCCCGAGCGGGGATATCTGGATCGTTAGATCACTGGATGCCGCTCTATAACTGGGAGACTGGAACTGGATTGACATTTACTTCTCTGTGACCGGGGAAGCCTGCTTGAGGTACTTCTCCTGGGTGATGGGTAGCCGGCGGCGCTGTTGCTGACGTAGTTGGCGGCGGGCGTCCTGCTTGGCAAGCTGCACTGTCTCAGACTGGGTGGCTATCGAGGCGTGTCGGGGCTTGACCCGGTTAGCGAGGACCGACGACGCCAGGATGGTAGGAGGCGGTGAACCGGCGAAGGGCTGGACACCAATGTCACTCATCGCCGGCACGGTGGGTGGGGTTACCGCGATACACACCGTCGATGGCCTGGCCCAGGTCACTCATTTTGGGAGCGCGACCACCTTCCCGCCTGGGGGAGGTCGACAGCGGGCTGGCGTGTGGATCACGCCGGTCGTTCCACAGCGTCTGCACGTCCATGTACTCGACGTTCACACCATGGGTTGGGTAGTCGTGTACCTCTGCCATCAGAACAAACTCCCTTGCTGGCCGTGTTGGGCCTCGTGCTGCCTGGCTTGCAGGATCGGGTTCACCATCGCTTCGTCGGGGGCCTTGGCCCCCTTCTTCTTGCTGCTGTAGGAGGTGATCTTCTGCTCGTACCAATGGACCGGTTGAGCCACATGGGAGGGCAGGCCCCGCTGCTGAGCCGCGGTCTTCAGGGCGTGAGAGAAGTAGAGGTTCATGGCGTCGATGCTCGCCCCAGGCTCAAAGGGATGCTCGACGTTGTGAACCTTGGTGTTGTGGCTACCGCTCATCACATCGGCACGGGTGTCCTCACCGAAGTCCTTGATGCCGGCACCACCACGCCACTCGTGCCGGTCGATCACCGGGTTGGCGTCCACCACCCTGGGGAACTCCTGGGCATCTCCGTAGGTGCCGGCCTTCACCGCCCAGTCCGACGCAGCTACAGCACTGCGTACCGGGGCACCCCTCGATCTCGACTTGGTGGCACCGGCACTCTCCCCCGGTACGTCGAGTGGGTGGACGCCAGATCCCTCGTTGTGGATGATCCTGGCTGCATTCCTGGCGGTGGTGTGGAACCCACCTGTGCCCACCGGGGGCGACTCGCCCTCAGGTTCTTTCACTGGATCTCGGAACTGATTGATGTCGGGGTTGTGTACCAACTGCTGAGCGATCCGACCCGTGCGGTTGAGGTCGGTGTCAGGGTCCGAGTTGTGACTCAAGGCAGCCCTGGCGTAGTGGACCGTCGAGGTGTTCAGCCCCAGGTGAGCAGCAAGCTGGCCGCTCCTACGCTGGTCAGTACCAGGCCCTCCGGTGTAGTAGTCCTGGCCGGTAGCGACGTTGGAACCGCGGTTGTGGGCGCGGATGTAAGCGTTGTCGAGATCGGCTCCGTAGTGATGGACGATGTCACCGAAGTGCAGCCCGAGCCTCTTGTGAACATCGGCCTCGACACCGGCCCGAACATGGTCAGGGAGGTCGTCCCAGGTCGCCTGGCGCTTCATGTCGATGGGAGTGTGTTGTTGGCCTAGATCCAACCTCCCCTGAGTGCGCTGCTTCTCCTGCATCGTGGCGTGGGTAGGGAAGTGCTCCTCCTGGGACCACTTGGGATCGAGCCAGCCGTGGGCCTGGTAGTCCTCTTGGGTGTACTGGCCTGGCTCCTTGTCGAAGCTGCCGGCACGAGCAGGCCGCGGCGTGCCAGTGCCCTGGGCCATAGCGGCCATCTCATGAGGGCCAGGAACGCTGGAGCGTTTGTTCACGACCCTCCCCAGGTGGAGTGTCGCCAGGCCCCCCTGCCACGTACCACGTCAGCGCCACACTGCTTGCACTGGGCAGCTATCAGGCTCGTACCCCTGGGACCGGCCCTGACTGGACCCTGGGCCTCAGCCGCGTGACTGACGGGAGCGGTGCGCCGGCCTTCTTGCCGGCGGTCAGGGAAGAGGTCTGGGCGAAGATCCATTACCAGTTGTGCCTCCCGCCCTTGGTGTTGGCGTACATGGCCGCGGCCTGGCCGAGTGTCCTGTCGCTCTGCTTCTCGTCCCAACCCACGTTCGGGTCATCGAGGGCGGTCTTGACCTCCTCTGGGTTGGCTCCGTAGTGCTGGACAGCATGGGTCAGGATGCGGACCTTCCGGCCCTCCTCCAGGGCCATGATCAGTCGGTGACGACTTCGGGAGACCGCCTCTTCTGGATACCGCCCGAGCGGAACACCTCCTCGTAGCGGACCTCAGCCTGGTCAGTAAATGAGCCGTGGGCGAACTCACCCAGCATTGTGGGGGCGTCGATCCAGGCTGCCGAGCCGACGTGTGCCCGCTCCTGCATGGTCTCGTCGGGCATCTTGAACTGCACCTGAGGGTCGACGTGATTTATGCGGCCAGGGGCGCTGACCATGAACTCGATCATG